TTGGATTTGCTAAGCGATATCGAGGCCGCTCAAAAAGAGGTATTAGGCGTTGCAAAGCCGTATATCGCGCTAGTAACGAGAGAGCTTTTTAGCGAGCTGCTTAAACTGGCCGAAGCCCAGGAGCTTCTAAAGCTAAAATCCTGCGAAGTCGTCGACAGTAACGGAGTTTTAACTCTTAAACTTTTCGGCAAGACCTTTATGCCTTACGATGCCTCGTACAAAAACACGAAAGGCAGAGATACGAGCTACATGAGCGGCAAAAAAGGCGTAGTAGTGCCTTTGATGGACGACATCTTTGAGGTAGTTTATACAAGAGCAAACCATACGTCCGCCATCGGAAAGGCTCCGACGAAATTCTTCGCTGCGGCTCCGGAGGTGCTCGACAAAGGTATGGGCTGGGGCATTGTTAGCGAAAGCAGACCGCTTCCGATCTGCAATAGGCTTGACGCGATCATCGAGCTAAAAATGTAACAAAGCTGGGAACCCGCCGTAAGGCAGGGCTTTAGGTGGGTCAAGGGAGTAAAACTCCCTGTCGCAAGGACGGGCTTTGCTCGTCCGCGAAATCAAGACGCCTCACGCCCTTTTAAATCAAAAACGACTAAAACTACTAGAAAAATATTTTAAACGTTTTAACGCGCTTTTAACGCTCGCTAAAAGCCAATAACGAATACGGTCAAAAGGTTTAAAATATTTGGAGACAAAATAATGGTTTTAACAAACGAGGATCTACTAAAAGAAGTTTCTACTAGAGAGCTGCAAGAACTCAGCGACTTTGAAGGAAGCGGCGCCGTTAATCAAAGCGTCATAGACGATAGCGTAAACGATGCCTTGGCTTATATCTCCTCTTTCATCAAACTTCCGCAAAACCCTACGCCGCTATTAAAAGACATCGGCGTAAATTTGACTATTATCGAGCTCAAAAAGCGCAACAACTTTCCCAAAGAGGCGCTGAATGAGCAGATAGAAAAGATGGACGCTCTGCTTTTGAAGATGGCTAGCAAGAAGCTTCCGAGCCAAATAGAAGACGATAGCGCGCCCAGGCTCGGTATAAGAGCGTTTAGACACAGCGAGAAAAAAATGGACTTAAAGGATTTAAATGGCTGAGAAACCAAATATAAAAGAGCTTGCTAAGGAGCTTTATCTAAAAGGCTTCAGCCTTGAGCGCATAGCCGAAATTTTAAACAAAACCGTAAAAACCATAAAAAACTACAAATCTCAAAACGGCGACTGGGACGAACTAAAAGCAGCAAGCTATCTAAATAAAAGCGGCGAAGATAAGCAAAACATCTATCAAAACTTTATCGAAGAGATGCGCCTGGCAGTAAAAGATATAAGAGAGAGCGAACTGCCTGCGGGCAAAAAGGCCGAGGCGCTTTCAAAGATAGGCGATAGCTTCGTTAAGATGACCAAAGTTGCAAGCTACGAAAATCCGGCAGCATACCGCCTAAGCATCGCCAAAAAGGTCATTATGCTAGTAGTCGATAAATTTAAAGACGACGAGAACAAAGAGTGTATTAAAAAACTCGTAGAGCTCATCGAGAGCGAGAAGTTCGTCAAAGCTATCGAAGAGCTCGACGTTTAGGAAGAGTACATGCTTTTTTCAAAAGACGAACTGGATAGCTTTTTAGAGGATAGCCGCGAAAGCCATAGGCAAGCGGGCGCCGTGGAGCCGGAACTTAGCAAGCTCACGCGCAAAGACTTTTACGGCTGGCTAGAGGAGCTTAGCGGCGAGCTAAAAGAGCAGATACATCTAAATAGCCCTCTGTCGCCAAAAGATAGGGCCGCAAGAGTAAAACGCGCCGAGCGCGATTTTATGTTTTTTGCAAGGACTTATTTCCCGCACTATTTTAGCATTAGCAGCTCTTGCGCGCTTCACGAGGATCTAGCGCAGATTTTTGAAGCTATGACGCAAAACGCAAGCGGAGACAAATACGCCCGCGCCGCGCCGCGCGGTCATGCAAAGACCACGTACTGCTCGCAGCTTCTTCCGCTTTGGTGTATTTGTTTTAACAAGAAGCGCTTCATCGTCGAAATTTCAGACGCCGTGGAACTGGTCGAAGGGTGTCTTGAAGCCATCAAAGCCGAGCTTGAGGACAACGCGAATTTAAAAATGGACTTCCCGCACGTTTGTGGCGCAAGTAAAAATTGGAAGATAGGCGAGTTCGTCTCTAAAAACGGAGTCAAGCTTAAGGCGTTTGGCTCGGGTAAAAGACTGCGCGGCGTAAAATTCGGCGTATACCGCCCCGATCTAGTAGTCCTAGACGACCTGGAAAACGACACCAACGTGCGCAGTAAAGAGCAGCGCGACAAGCTCGAGGAGTGGCTAGACGAAGCGGTTTTAAATTTGGGTAGCGTAGACGGTAGCCTCGACGTGCTTTACATCGGCACCGTACTTCACGCCGATAGCGTGCTGGCGCGAAAGTTAAAGCTTAAATTTTGGAATGCCAAGAAATATCAAAGCATCATAAATTTCCCAAAGCGAATGGATCTGTGGGAGAGATGGGCAGAGCTTTACAAAAACGTTTCAAAAGAGGCTAGCGAAACGTTTTATCTAAAAAACAAAGCCCTGATGGATGAGGGTTCTCGGGTGCTTTGGGACGATGCGCTACCGATCCTAAAGCTCATGCAAAAGCGCGCCGAAAACTTGAAATCTTTTAACAAAGAGCAGCAAAACGATCCTAGAAGCGAGGCTCAAATTTTCACCAAAGAGAGTATGCGTTTTTACCGAGAGCTTCCGAGGTGCGATTATTTCGTGATGTATATCGACCCCGCAGGCGAAAAGAAAAAGAGCGATTATACGGCTATAACGGTGCTAGGAGTAAGCAAGGCAGAAACCAAGATCTACGTAGCAGAAAGCATAGTAGAGGTCATGAAGACCAAAAAGACTATCAAAGAGATCATTAGGCTTAATCAGCTCTATAAATGCCGCGTTTGCGCGATAGAGAGCAACGGCGGGCAGGAGTTTTTTAGGGGCTGGATCAGAGAAAAGGCCTTTGAGATAGGCGTTAAACTACCTTTAAAAGGCGTGAATAATACCGCAAGCAAAGGGCAAAGAATAGAGGAGCTTGAAGTACCTATAGAGGACGGCGAAATACTCTTTCATCAAAGCCAAAGCCTGCTTATCGAGCAGCTTACGGAGTATCCCGAAGCCAAGCACGACGACGCGCCCGACAGCTTGGCGGGCGCATACGACCTAACGAAACTAAAAAAGAAAGTAAAAAGGCGCACTAGATGATATTTGACAAATTATTTAAAAATAAATCCGAGCAGCCGCAGCGCAAGAAAGCGGCTCTCATCCCTCAAAACGGTACCCTGATAGATTTGCTGATAAATACGGGAGTTTCCAGTATTGGCGACGACGATATGGATATGATACTAGCCGATCTTACTGTTACGCAGTGCGACGTGAGCCGCAAGTCCGTGACCGAGAAAAAAGAGATCCAAATCGTTTGCGACGATGAAAAAATTAAGGACGAATTTAAAAAGATTTTTAACCCCGACGTCGTCAGCCAAATTTTAGAGACCTATCTTTACGGGTTAAACGTATTCGAGGTCAACTATAAAGAAAAAGAAGGTCTTGTATACCCAAGACTCGTGCAGCGCGATTTTAGACAGTTTAAATTTAACGACGCGAGCGAGTTCGTGTTTAGCGCCGGCGGAAGCGAGCAGAGTATCCCGCCTTTAAAAGTTATATATGCATTAAACAGGGCGAATTTTAGAAAAGTATACGGAGACGGGCTACTTAAAAAGCTGTATTTCCCCGTCAAAATGAAAAACGCCAGCTTGAAGTTTTGGTTTAGGTTTTTAGAAAAATTCGGATCACCCTGGGCGATAGCAAAAACTAGCTACGAGCCCGACGAAATGGCTGCGGAAGTGCAAGCTATGCTTAGCGGAGATAGCGCGGTCATAGACACGGACGAGGAGATCACCCTCGTGCAGCCTACCTCAAACGTAGATTTTACTAGGCTTCCCGCATACCTCGACAATCAAATCAGCAAGGCTATTTTAGGCGCAAATTTGACTAGCGACGTAAAAGAGGGAAGCTATGCCGCAGCGAAGACACATAACGAGATTAGAGAGGATCTGGCCGCAAACGACGGCAAAATTTTAGTCTTCGTCATGAACAAGGCCATAAGCTTTTTTAAGGAGATAAACGGCTATAACGGCGAGCTTTACGCCAAACTATTCGACGAAGACGCTCCTAATACCGAGCGCGCCGCAAGAGACAAGACGCTATACGATATGGGCTTCACGCCTACGAAAAAATACATAACCTCTGCATATAATATCGAGCTGGACGATAACGAGCAAGCACAAGAAAAAGACCGAAATTTAAAGGTAAATAAGCAAATATCGCTCAATGAGTACGTCGAGCCTGGCACGGCTCGGTGTGCTTTAGGTGGGTGCAGGGAGTTGAAAACTCCCGCTCGCAAAGACGGGCTTGGCTCGTCTGCGAAGTCGATAGATAGATTTGATAAAGCCACGGACGAGATGGATATAGAAGATGGCGAGATAGAAGCGGCCTTAAACAAACTAATAGCAAGCAGCGAGACTTATGAAGAGGCTTTCGATAAGCTTTACGAGCTTTACGATCTACCCTTTGAAAAGCTTGAACCCTTGATGTTTAAAGCCGTAGCCAATGCCCAGATGTTGGGATATCTAGATGAAATTTAGCTTTTTCGAGGAGCCTACGGCGGTTTATGAATATTTAAAGAGCAAAAAGCCGGAGATCCATTTCGATTACGACGAGATCATGCATGATGCGCATAAAAAAGCTTTTACCGTCGCAAAGATGATGAATTTGGATCTTCTTAAAGATACGCAGGCTTCGCTCACCAAGGCTTTTAAAGAGGGCGTCGGGTTTGACGAGTGGAAAAAGAGCGTAAAGCCTATGCTTGCAAAGAAAGGCTGGCTAGGAAATATCAAGGTAAAAGACCCAAAGACCAGCGAAGAAAAAGAAATTTACGTAGGCAATAGGCGGCTAAGGACTATATTTAATACCAACATGAGAACGGCTTACGCCAAGGCTAGGTATGAAAGCCAGATGCAAAGCCTAGGCGAATACTTCCGCTATACCGCCGTGCTAGACGGCAGGACCAGAGAAGCCCATAGGAAGCTTCACGGCAAGACCCTGCCCAAGACGGATAAATTTTGGGATACCAATTATCCGCCAAACGGTTGGGGGTGCCGCTGTAAGGTGCAGGTGCTTACGGAGGCCGAATGCGTAGCTAGAGGCATCGTACCGCTTGCTGACGGCTCTTTTTTGCCCCAGGCTGCAGAAAAAGACTTTAGATACAATCCGGGCAAGGTCGACAAAACGGATGAAATTTTAAAAGACAAGCAAGATAAGGTTTTAGATGCCGTTACTTCAAGTCTTGCAAGGAAAAATTTAAAACAATCCCTAGATAGCTTCGAGCATGAGCGAGACGTTTACGTTTGGCAAAAAAGTTTAGACGACGCAGTAGACGAGCTTTTGGTAAAGAAGAATTTAAAAGCTCCGATAGTCGCCTTTGCACTCGGAAAACTAGGTAAAGACGTTATAAGAAGGAGCGAAAAACTGCTAGGCGTCAAAATAGAGACTGAGCATATAGCAGGGGACAAGCACGGCATACTTCACGTCAGACCTGAGCGCAAAGGGCAATACGGGCAAGATTTGCGAATAGAAGAGATAAAAAAGATAGTAAAAACTTTAGCCGACGATAAAACTCCCGTAAGCGTAGATACCGTGAATAAAAACATCGTATTTTGGTTTGAGGATGAAAAAGACGCGAGCAAGATAAACAAGATCGTCATAGACCTAAACTACAAACTGAAGAAATTCGGGCTTACCAATTATATGGCGACGGCAAGCAAAGTAGATAAGACAAATGAGAAAGAAGCGCAATTTATTAAAATCAGATGACGGCGGGAGTTGCACCCGCAATACAGGTCCGATCTCGCGAGGCGAGCACCTATCGACTACTACGTTGCGATCATCAATCATCTGATTATCATTCATTATACCACTTTCAAGGAATAAAGGCAAATGATAGAAGTTAAAGGCCTAGAAGAGCTGCAAACTAAGCTAAAATCTCTGCAAAATATCGAGAAAAAAACCAAGCCGCTAATGCAAACGCTAGGCAATATCTTACAAAACGAAATAGAAGCCGGTTTTGAGAACGAGAGCAGTCCGTTCGGACAAAAATGGCAAGCCTTGAAACCTAGTACGATTAGGCAAAAACAAAAACTAGGAAAGTCCTCTAATATTCTAAGATTGGATGGAAATTTGGCGGATAAATGGATAGTTAAAGCAGACGACAAGAGAGCCACGGTATCTAATAATACGAATAAAAACGGCTTTGCTTACGGGCTAGTTCATCAATTCGGCACCAATAAGGCTGGACGAAGTAAAAGCGTAAAGATACCGGCTAGGCCGTTTTTGCCTGTAGATAGAGGCGGTAGGCTACCTAGTAGGACTGAAGAAGTTATAAAAAGAATAGTCATAAATTTCGTAGAGAGCGGCTTTAGATAGCATGCACAAAATTTATGACGCAAGAGACCGAGAAAGTAAAATGCTATTTACCGTACTCTTTAATCGGTTTTGTTAATAGGATTAAGTAGTATAGGGCGGTATCGTTTGGCGCATGTTCGGATATCACTCTAATGCCTAAGCTTTCGATGCTATTTATCAAGATATACGCTTCGGCTTTTAAAAGCTCAAATTCAACGCAATAATACTCGTGTCCGTCAATCTCGCTTTTGGCATAGGCCACCAATCTATCATCTTCTAAATAATGGCTGCCCGAGTATTTATTATTTAGCTCAGTCGCGACTTCTTCTAAGGTTCCTATCATCCAATTAGTACAGTCTGTTCTATGCGGCATGATAAATTCACTTACTACGCTTTCTCTACGCTTACTAGCGCTATTTCAAAATCATCATCTAAATGAAAATTCGTATCAGCAAGAGTCCTTATGTATTTTTGTAAATTTTCTTTTATCTCATATCTGCAAACGGGGCAGTATTTCATCTTGTTTGCATTGCCTATGGCTATATCGCAAGTAGTATTGCAGTTTTTACAGGTTATACTGACAAAGTCTGCATCTTTTACAGCTATTTTACATCGTTTTTCTAGCATTATTTTGCCTTTCATACTTATTTCTCCTTATTATATCATTTCTTTTTCGAACAAACTAGGCTCTCTTATCTCTTTGGTTATAGCGCAAACGCTGTTATAGCTCAGATTGTGTTTTGCGGCGATCTCACGAATGACAACGGGGCTTTGTTTGCCTAGCTTTATGCCTTCTTCGTATTCTTTGAGTATATCGTAGTTTCTAAACGTACCTTTGTAGCTGGGTACGTAAATATTGGCTCCGCCGTATTCTTTGATGATATCGGCCATGCTTTCGCTCTCTTTGACGCGGTTGTAGAACTCGGCGAATAGATCGAAGCTATTTATCATTTGTAGTATTTGTCTTTCATTTGAATAAGGGCTTGCACGACGTCGGCGGCATTGCTCCTTGATAGAAATTTAAGATGCAAAGGCCTGATTTTAACTATCCTAAAGATGAACTCTCTTAAGGCCATACCCGTTTTTACGTTAGCTATCTCTTCCCAGATACCAACGATAGTTTCAAGCTGCTTTTTGGTGGCGTATAGGCTGCCTTTAGCGGGCGTTAGATCTTCACTAGACATAAAGGACGAGCTAGACGTTTTATTTGTTTTGGTTTTACGAGTAGATTTTTTAAAATTTGCGCCTTTATGGGGCTTATATCCCACGACTTCTAGCACGCTTCTAAGCTCTTCAACGCTTAGTTGCGTCAAGCTATCTTTGCCGAATTGCGCTTGTAAATATATCTTTCTGCACTCGTCGTCCACGAAATAGTTGTGCTTCAATGTTTGTATCATTTTTATATAGTGTTTTTTTAGCTCGCTCGTATTCATCTCAAACCGCCAAATTTAAGGTATTTTCCCTTATAGTTGTAATAGTTGTATCGGTTGTAGTCTCTGCTTTACAACTATATATCACGCTCTTGCCCGTTTTACGGCTAAACCACAGCTTGCCGTCGAATTTATCGAGGCAATCCCTAGCCGTTCTATCGTCTTTTTCGTAATTCATAGCGTTTAGCAGCTCGGTCTTGTTTAGATCTCCGCCGGCTAGTATCTTTTGCGCTAGGGTAGTAAAATTTAGCTCGTATTCGCTCATTCTAGCTACTTCCACGTCAAGCTCGTTTAGTTCTAAATTTGGCGTTTTTACGCAAAAACCGCTATCTTTTACCCCGGCCCTTTCTTTGGCTACTTCAAGTAAGAAATTTAACTCGTTTTCCTTGCTAGGGCGTTTTAGTAGATGATACATAACGTCGAGAGAATTCCTTATATGGTTACTGCCTTGATAGTTTTTGCCGTCTTTGTTAGAGTGATGCAGGATGATCACGGTAGCTCCCGCTTCGCGTAAATTTTTAAGCGCGCCAAATAGTCTATTTATGCGGTTGTCGTTATTTATGTCTACGAAATCCCGCAAGCTATCCAGAATAAAAACGCAATTTTTATAAGCTTTGCCTACGGCGCTTTCCTCGAGCTTTAGAACAAGTTCAAATCCGCAAAGCTCTAGCGCGCTGCGCTGGATATAATTCATATTCTCGTAGCTTTCTATAAGTAGCCTATCTACGCCGCGCTGTTTGAGTACGCCTACGGGGTTGTCGTAGTCTATGAAAAATACCCTTTGGCCCTCTTCGCAAAGTCTTTTAGCTAGCGCAAAGGCCATGTAGCTTTTACCCGTGCCGCCGTCCGCGTAGATCAGCGTGATTAGCTGCTTTACTAAAAAGCCCTCTATTAAAAACTCGACCTTTTCGTTAAAATTATCTTTGGTTAAGCTGGAGTTTTTTAAAAACTCGAAAATTTCGCTCATATATTTCCTTTATATACCGATTTGCCGCTTTCTAGATCGGCGATTATATGCTTTCTTATGCGCTCAAAACCCAGCCTTATAGATGGATCTTTGGCTCTGTTTTCAAAACTGCCGTTTGATGGCTCCTCGTATGGCTTCTTTTCTTCTTGCATGGCTTGCGTATCGCGCGGCAAGCGATATATGACCTCGCAGCTTATGTCGCGAAATATAATGCCCGCTTCTTTGATCGCGGCAAGGTTATCCGCCCAAAACTCCCTAAGCTTTGCTTTTATATTCTCTTTGTTCATCTCAAAGGTCTGTTTTGCGGCAGGGTGGCTAAACGTAAAATGCAAATTTATCCCTTTAATCGCGGCATATTTGAAAATTTTCTCGTTTATCAGCCCGTTTAGGGCAAATTTAGCCATATCGTTTACCAGTTTTCTTTTGTTTAGCTCTGTTATAGTTTCGTGCACGTAAATCCTTTTTAAAACATCCGCAAGGACGCTTTAAAAAGGGCTTAAAAGCCCTTTAAAATTATCTCATAACCCCAACTCTTGCTTTATAAAGCAGATATTCTCGCTTAGGCTCTTTGCGACGTAGGCCATATACGACGAGACGTCTTCCCACTTTATCACGTCGTCCGAGCAGCTCGCCAGCGTAAGCGACAAGCTAAGCGCCTCTATGTCGCTTATCGCGCCTTTGTAGTCTATATTTTTTACCGCTAGTTCAAGATCTTTCATCTTTTACTCCTCTATCAAAGAATAGCTATAAGTATATTTGCCAGCATCAAGCAGATTGGCTCGCCAATATATCCCGTCATAGCTATGTAGCCATCTTAGCGCCGTTCGATCGTCTTTTCGCCTACCTATACGCGCTAAAAGCTCGCCCTGGCTTAGCCCCTCGTCTTTTCTTAAAAGAGCGATGACCTTTTCTAAAAATTTCTCCTCATTGCTAAGCCTCTTGTGATATACTCTGCTTATAGGCTTGTCGCACAGCTTAAATTCGCCTTCGTTTTTTTGCCTAAGCAGTTCCAGGATAGCCGAGTTTTGTTTAAGCATAGTTTGCATAGCGGAAGCTATAAGGTTTAGAGATTGATCAAATTGTTCTTTGCCTATTGCAAAGTTTTCTTTAAGTTTTTGATTTTCTTTCAAAACCTTATCGTAAGCCTCTAAAAACTGGATTTTAAATATTTCGGCCTTTTCACCCGTAAAACCCATTATCAAAAAGGCTGCGCCGTTTTTAGAGATTTTATAATACGGCTGCTCTCTTTCAAAAACCCCTGAAATAGCCACTCTGCTCGACGGTCGAAAATTTGACCGTCGGAAATTTTCATCGTTTATGGATTTTATTTTTGCTATAATATGCTGATGTTGTTTTTCAAAAACAGCCGCAATGTCTAACGAAGTGGTGAAAACTTCACCATCCACCACTTCAAAATTTACCTCTTTGTCGTTTATGACTACTAAATTTTTCATTTTGTCTCCTTTAAATTTTTTAGTTGAATGCTTAAACGCAAAGCCTGCACGCCCAAAATGACAATTAAAACGCTTTGGATTAAATCCGTCATCTTTTCTCCTTTCTTGTGATATAATCTATCCGCGAAACAATGGCAGGGGCTAAAGCCCCCGTTTTACCGCTTCCTTGTTCTAAACTCGGTTATCGCGGTTAGTAGCGCGATAATAGTGGCTGCTAGGTTGATTAAGTTTGTTAGCAGTTCCATTGTTTCGTTTCTCCTTTCATCTTATTTCAAAAGGCTTCTTAAATCCCTTTGATGAAAGAATTATAACATATTTAAGAAATAAAAATCAAGGTTTTAAATTTATTTTAGTAGTTTTTAGGTAGTTTTATGCTTATTTAAGCAGTTATTTTTGAGCCAAATCCTGTATAAGGCTTTTTAAAAGCTCAAATTTTTCAAGCTCTTTTTTTAGCCTTAACGTTTCAAGATAAAGATTTATAGCAACTTCTATCGCTTTGCTGATTTCGCCTGTTGAGGCATTTTTATTCAGCGTAGCTTCAGAATACCCGATAAGCTCGCCCAGCTGTTTGTAAGTCAAATTTAGCTCTTTGCAGGTTTGCTTTATCAGATTGTCGTTTGCCATTTTTTCTCCTTAAAAGTTACGGTATTTTACCTAAAAACTACTTTTTAAAACCTTAATCAAGCCCCTATTTTAGGGGCTTTGTTAAAGTTTTTAGCCGTTTTGCAAACTCTCTATTTTAGGAACTATGCGGAAGCTATCTTTTACCGTTCTTGTTAGCCCTAGCTTTACGAGATCTTCGTCTTTTAGCTCCGCTAGAGCGTCTTTATTGGGCTTTTCCTCGTATATGATGCACTCTTTGGCTAGCCCGTAACTTTTGATCGCCTTTAACAGGCTTTCCACTTTAGCCTTTATGCGCGGCAGGCTTACGCTTTTTGTGAGGCGGTAGCCGATCTCGCCGAAAGTAAATTCTTTCGAGCGTTTTTCGGCAAATTCGTGCTTGTTCTCTTCGCAAAAAAACGTGATTTGCTGCTCGATATAGTTTTTCTCGCTCTCGAGCCTCTCTACTTCGGCCTTTCTACTCTCTTTGATGCGGTTGCACTCAAGCGTTACTTCGCCGTTAATCTTTTCTATGCCTACGCTTAGCTCGCATACCTTTTTTAGCGCATTATCTATATCGCTAAAACTTTTTATTTCCATATTTTCCTCCTAAAATTTTAAATTTCATCGCAAATTTGAGTTTCGTTACGTATCCGTAGATCGTACATATCGCCAAATTCTCTTTAGCTTTTTTGTGGTTTTTAAACTCAAGCGCCATCACTCAAACAAACTAAATTTAAGCTCGCTTAGGCCGTATTCTTTAGCCCACGCCGCCTCTTCTTGCATGCCTTTGCTGTTATCGCTCCACTTGCACGGATGGCGGTAGTAGTAGCTGCACACCCTAAGCAGCTCTTCGCAGTTTTTCATCACTCTTTCGCGCTCAAGTTCGCTATATACATCCATCCAAGCAAGCACGGGCGAGATAGGCTCATAGCCGTTTTGCCTGACGATAGAGCAGGCTTGCTGCGCTATTTGCCTCGCATAGTAGTTTCTGTCTCTATCTTTGCACTCTATGCTAGCATAAGGCGTAGAAACAAACACCAATCTTGCTGTTTTCATCTGTTCTCCTTTCTTAAAATTTAACTTTATAGGAAGCTCCGCAGAGCTCCCGAAAAATCAAACCTAAGCCGCCATATCGATTACTTTGCCGTCGGCGGTTCGTATGATATATTTGCCTACCAGCTTAAACATACTCTTTGAGTAGTCGGCCTTTTGGCCCTTTATCATGCTTCCGCGCCTTATGCCCCTTATCTCGCCTTTTGCGTTTACGCTCATCTCATACCCTTTTGCTTTGAAATTTCTTACCAGCCTAACTAGCCCCGCCGCCTGCGTTTGATTAACTGCACAATTTTCAAGAGAATCTATCGTTACGTTCATCATTTTTTACTCCTTACAACTATTACAACCGTTACAACTATCCCGCGCCGCTTACAACAAAAGCATCTTCGTAGCCTCTTTGACTACGTCTTCGTTTATAGGGGTCTTTGCGTATTCGCTTAGCATCTTCGCCCTTCTTAGCAACTTTTCGGTCTTTCTGAAATTTCCTTTAGCTAGCGCTTCTATTAGATCGATGCACGGTTTTTGCGTTACGCCGAAATTTTTACAAACGGCCTCTAGATCATCTCTTATCTTTTTCTTGTCTTCGTCTACGTAGGAAAGTCCGCCTAGTATCCATTTATTTCCGACTCTCGAGCTTAGCTGTTCTAGCTCGTTTCCGCTCTTTGAGCTAGTCAAATTTATCAGTAGTTTATTGGTGCCCACGAGCACCAAAGTAGCGCGGCTAAAATCGTGCATCCTGCGCAAGCTTTCAAGCGCGCGGTAAGGCAAGTGTTCGGCCTCGTCTATGATGATCGTTCTGCTTACTTTTTTTAGAGCTTCCGCGCTTTGACGTATTAGCTCATCTATGCTTCCTTTGTCGTTTAGTCCGAGCTCTCTAGCTAAAATTTTAAAAAGGCTCTTTGCGGACGTATTTATGGTGGCCTCGATTAGAATGCTATCGGGATGCGTTCTTACGTATTCGCGCACGGCTCTTGTCTTTCCGCTGCCGGCTACCCCGCTTATCATCGCCATATCTCTATCTTGTACCGCCCAGCCGATCACCGCGTGTATGCTTTTGGCATCCTTGGTTCTTACAAACGGTAGCTCGTCTTGCGCTACATCGATTTTTTTGATAAAATTGTCGAGATAGTTTTTAGCTGGCTCTTCTACTTTGTCGGCATACTTGTAGCTAGAGCCTTCTTTTATGTATCCCGAGATATACGCGGGATTTATCCCCAAAGCTGTAGCGAATTTGTTCTGACTCATGCCGCTTGATTTATTAGCTTCGATGAAGTCTTTTATTCTGTCTACTAACTGCATTTTTCCTCCTTTGATTTTGGTTTTTAAATGTTTTAAACGCCGTTTAATAGGACTTTAAACGACCTTGAAAACATTTTTATTCCCCGCTTGCTATCTCTATGGCGTCGTCTACGGAAAATTTCTTTTTAGTCGTTCTCTCTGCGGTAAATTCGTTTAATTTATCGTAATCAAACCCCGCGTTTATTATGTTGTTTACCTCTTTTTGCCTTTTTATGGTCTCTTTTAGCGTCTCTATCTTGTCATCGTCTTCGTAGTTAAAGTTCTCAGGCTTTAATGCCTCTTTGTGAGCTTCAAGCATTACTTCGAGGTCGTAATTTACGTTTAGTCTCGTAAATTCGCTAAATTCGGCGCGTTTTATGACGGCTCGGATGGCTTTCATATCGTCTTTAAAGACCTTTTTAACGGCTTTGTAGGTTTCCGCGCTCATAGGGCATATCTCTTTATCTTTCGCTTCGCAGATGAAATTCCCTTCCAAATCAAATACAAATATCGAGCTTACGTCGTCTATGTTTTCGCTAACTAAAACCTGGGTCTTTACGGCCGGAAGAAACGCCGAGCCGAATTCTCTTGCATCGTAACTAATTCCCTTTTTGCCTACCGTTCTAGGCTCTAACCCTCCCGCATGTAGCATAAATTCCTCTTTTCTTACGCCGCGAAGCGGAGTCATATCGCTATTCCAACGATCCATCGGGCTTGATTTTTTGCGTCCTACGCTCATTATGTCCCATTTAAGCACCTCGGCTTCAAATTTAACCCTTACCTGGTCTAGCGTTAGTAGGTATTTAAGGTTGGTCTTTTTAACAAACCCTAGCTCGTCTTTTGCGGATCTATCTTTTTTGGGCGTTCTTTGCTCGATCGCCTCTCTCATGGCTAGGTTAAATCCTATATATCCCGGCGTTTGAGAGATGCCCGCATGCTGCATTACTCCAAAGTGTCTCTCTACAAAGCCTTTTTCGTCGCCGCTATACGCTATAGCTCTATCGTAGTCGATATTTAAGCCGTTTAATAGATGCTGAAACTGATCGCTTAGGTAGTCCTTGCCATTGTCCCCCTTCACGTAATCGGGTTTGCCTAGCGTATTAAGTGCTTTCCACATGAGTCTTACAAGTCCTAGGGCATTTGATTTTCTCTCTATACTGGCTACGCATCTGCCGCTATACACGTCCACGATGCTAAGGATATTGGCTCGTATCGCCTCGCCTTTTTCTCCGTCTCTTACCATCACGTCAAGCGGCGAGCTATCTATCTGCCAGCATTGGTTGCGTCTGGTTATCATCTCGCCTTGATCGCCCAGAGCCGGCTGGAAGTAGCTTTTCGCTTTATCTTCGCCTTTCGTGATCATTATGTATTCAAGCTTGTTAGCGGCGTAATAGCCGTCTAGGTATCTTTTTATTACGCCTGCGTCAAAGAGCGGTTTTATCTTTCCGGTTAGAAATTTCGGATAGTTATGCGCTTCGCCCCTTCGTCTAAAATACTCCTGATGGAGTCTACGGTAAAGCTCTGTTATATTTAGCCCGCCTGCGCCGTAAGCGCGGAAATTTTCAAGTATAAACTCCTTCATCCACTCTTCGAGCACGCTAGCGTTTTCCCTATGCTTGCCGCGCTTATCTATCAGCGCCGCCGCGCCTTTTTCTTTATAAGCTTTTTGCCATCTAAAAAGGTTTGCCTGGCTTTCGCCGCTGTCTTCGCAAAACTTTTTACATGACACTCCTTGTTTTTTGGCCGCCTCATACTCTTTTAGCAGTCTGATTTTTTCGTTTATCTCCTCTTTTTCGCTACCGTCTAGCACCGCGTATTCCCTGCTTAAATTCTCTTTTTTACCGTCGCTCGCGTCAGCTTTGCCGCCCTTTATTTCGCTAAATTTCATCCGTCTAAATCCGCTTTGCTCCGAGCCGTCCTCTATGTATACGTTTACGTCTTTATCCGCCTTGCCGCCTTTTATCGCTCCGTCTATATCCGCGATCTCTACCGCAAACAGCAGCTTCGCTCCGCCGCGGCTTCTGATACCGGCGTCTTTTATGCGGACGAACGGATATTTTTGGGAGTTGCGTCTAGCAGCTTCTTTAAGAGCACTCAAAGAAACGCCGAAAATTTCAGCTGCCGCGGCGGTTTCGACGTAGATCATTTAGCTGGCCTTACTCTCTTCTTGCTCGCTTCTTAGGGCACTCGGAAGCTCCTTAATTATGCCCTCGCTCAAAAGCGCCTCAAACACCTTTCTTGAAGTAGCGAAATTTTTGTTGCCTACTACTTGGCCGTTTATCACCATATAGGTGGTGCGCTCGCTTAGATCGTGTTTTTTAGCCCACTGTCTTATACTTATGCAGTTATCGGTAAAGTATTTTTTTATCATCTTGCACTCCTTTCTTCTAATTTTCATTGCTAAGTCGGCTTATTAAATTTTTAGTTATAATCTCGTTTTAAGATCATAAATAAGGATTTGTATGCATGAAGCTAAGATGAACTTCGCTTGCCCTAAGTGTAAGCAAGCTACGGCGATATCTATAACCACGTTAAAGTTAGATACCTTTGAATGCTATCACTGTGGCGAGAAGCTCTATGCCGGTGCATTGCCTAAGCTTGCCTATAAGCTTAGTAAAGAATTTCATAGGCTATTTAAAAAGCACGCCAACGCATACTTTTATACTAGGATAGAGTTTGAAAGAGACTTCCAAGAGATAGATGACGGCGGAAGATTTTTCTTTGATGAGCTTAAAAGTTTTCAGGATAACGATATGCTTATCGCACCGCCTAGATTTGAGATATTAGCTTATCAGTTTAAGTGCATAGATACTAGCGTCAGAATGCTTTTGCACGACGATAGCATAGCTCATCCAAAAGACTATTTTATACCTGCTAATTATCAGTTTTCGTATAAATTTAGCGAAGTCATGGACGAGCCGTATCTAAATGCGTCGCACAAAGGCATACCTAGCGAACAAGATCGCAAATTTCTTGGGCTACATCTACTTGATTACGCCGATTTGATCCACTACACGAGACTTTACAACGCATATCTGAGAGCTTTTTCGCATACTCATTGCACATTTGCTTGTCTTGAGTATTGATAGAGTCTATATGTTTATATAAGACTCTATCGCAGTATCTCACAAGCTCTCTTGAATATCCGCCTTGGCTCAAAACCGCGAGCAGTCTCTCTACGCCTTTGCCGAGTCGTTGTCTAACGCTAAAGCTAGACTCGCTCGGCTCGGCACCACAAAATACGACTTTCATTTCTTGCCTTTCTGCCGACTTAACAATGAAAATTTAAAGAACTATTTTTCAAACCTTTGAAAGATTTAATCTCAAATGAGATATAATTTTTTCGTAGATTTGAAAGTATTATATAGTATTTTAACCTTATTTGTCAAGGTTAAAATACCTTATTTTTACATTTTTTGATCAAAGGCGACAAAATGGACAACCAGAAGGATAAAATCATATTTGAAAATATGAAAAAGTTTTTCAAGGTCGATAGTCTCGAAGACGTAGCGGAAAAACTCGGCTATTCTAGGAATACAGCCGCCACATGGCGCTCAAAAGGTTTAACCTCGACAGTAAAATTAAAATTTGCCAGTCTAAGCGCTGATAAGGTAAATAAACCTTATAATGACAAGGCCAATTTAAGGTATTTTGAAAACATAACGGCAAGCGCTGGCTACGGCTCTAATAATGATGAACAAAATTACTCCATAATCCCTGTTGGAAAGGATTTTATGGAGCAGGTTTTAAAAATACCTTTTAAAAATTATGACGTGATTAAAGTTTTCGGTGATAGCATGGAACCATTTGCACAAGACGGCGATGCCGTAGTGGTGGATCTGGACGCAGAGGTAAAAAACGGCGACGTCGTTATAGCAAATATCGGTGGAGACGTATATATGAAGAAATTTCTGAGAGACGCGATACATAAAGAAATAAAATTAACGTCGCTAAATAGCTTTTATCAAGATATTATTTTAAAAGGCGAGGAAATAGATCAGCTAAAAATAGTAGGTAAAGTTAGGTGTAAATTTAATATCAATATGAAAGTATTTTAA